TTTTGTATATTAGCTGACATTATTTGGTCAGATATAGAAGGCGATGAAGTTGTGCTAATTCCTCCTGTTTGATTTGTTTCAGTATTGCCAATATTATTTTGTTTTGTATAACTATCAGAAGCTGTTTGCATAGTTTGTGCTACTACTTTTAATGCACTAGAAATACTATTACCTTTTGGAGTTTCTTCAAAAATTTCTGCAACTTCCTCAATTATTTCCTCAATTACTTCTTCTTCAATAGTTTCTTCAACAATTAATTCTTCAATTTCTTCTTCAATAATTTCTTCAATTATTTCTTCAACAACTTCTTCTTCAGTAAATTCTTCTATTTCTTCTATTATTTCATCAACTATAAATACTTCTAATAATTCTTCTGCATCAAATACATCTATAACATCAATACTTTCAGTTGTTACATCATAGTTTTCTATAACATTTATTATTGGATCAATAAATATTTCTTCTGTATAAGTTTCTTCAAATATAAATTCTTCTACAAATTCTTCATTAATTGGTTCAGTATATTCAATAACTTCATTTTCAATTATTTGATATGTTTCATATTCATTTGCTGATGTTTGCATAACTACAATAGCAGCAGCTTCTGGAACATATCCTGAACAAGTAGGACTATATTGTGAATCTTGTTCACATTCATAATCACGATAGGCTTGTTCATAACCACTGCACTCTGTTGAATATAAAGTATCAATGCCACACTGTTGATCTAAATATGCCTGTTCATATCCAAGACATTCATTTGAATACAAAGCATCTATACTACATTGTTGATCTTGATAGGCTTGATCATATCCACTACAGCTAGTTGAATACAGAGCATCTAGATTACACTGTTGAGCAAGATAGGCTTCTTCATATCCATCACAACTACTATCATTAAGAGGATCGCTACAATCAAGACCACTTCCTTCTCCATAAAGAGAGCCACCAGCTTCTAGATTAGTATTTTTATCAGAGCTATTCCAATCATAGTTAAAACAATTAGTGCCATTATATGAGCCTGTATTACATTCATCGTGAAAATAATAAGTATAGGTCTGACTTGAGTTTCCTTGTTCGCCAATAAGAACATCGTGATCTGTTATATCTAAATCACCGTATCTAATATCGTAAGTATTGTTATTCCAAAGTATCACCTCAAAACTGTTATAAGAGCTTTGTCGATAATACTCTTGCATCTTGTACCAACCAAAAACAATTTTGTCGTTAAAGTTTTTAGCAGCCATTTTTGCATTAGCATCTACTGCTATAAGATCAGTCCAAAAGGGATATATGGTGTAATTACTTGTTGTTTGACCTAACGGATCAGGGGTATAGTCATTGCAACCACTCCCACTTGAGCCAAAGTGTAAACAACCATTAGTTGCCATTCTTGCTGTAGAGAAAGTCTGCTCGTAGAAAGTAAAATCAAACCCAAGATTAAATGCGTAAGATATAGAATCATCTCCCGATGTTAGCCATGTAACGCCTGTTTGATTTGTTAAATCAACAAGAGATTGATTAGATTCATAAATATATTGCGGAAATATTTGTAAAGAAAAACAAATTATGATGCATAAAATTCTTTTTTGCATTGCTTATCCGTTTTAGTTTTTCTTGTATATATTACTTTTACAGCACCTACAACATCTCTTTTTATGTTATTTCTATGCGGATTATCTTCCATAGTGCATTTTTTAATATATTCTTTTTCAGCATCTTCTATATCAGGTCTATCTTGTGGATTATTAGCCCAAGCTAACTTAGCATCATCTCCAATTTTGCCTTGATAAGGACAGGGTGTACCTGCCATATTCATAGCTTTATAAACTCTTGCATCTTGGCAAAGCAAAGCTACAGATGCTACTTTCATGCCCATATCATATAAATATTTAGATAATTTTAATCTTTCGCAATTTTCATCAACAACAGTTTTACCGCCTGAAAAACCAATTACTTGTCCTTGAAAAGCTCCAGATACACCTGTTGTACATAAATCTTGAGAGTAAGACATAATGCTTGGTGCAATAGCACTAGCTGGAGGTGCTTCATTTTTTATGTTCTGATTGATCGTTTGTTCTGACTTAGATTCATTAATATTCCTATTGGTATTGTCAGAGCTAGAAACGCTGAAATTATTGTTAGTGTTATTGTTAGTGTTGTCAGTTGTAACATTTGATTCAGAAGATGATTCATTATAATTCCTGTTTGTATTATCAGAAGTGCTGGTATTTTGATTAATATTTGTATTTGTTGAAGTAGAGTTATTATTTACCGTCTGATTAACTGTAGAGTTTTGAGTTACAGTTGAAGTATTAGTATTTACATTCGTATTAGTATTAGTTGAGGTATTTACGTTTGTATTATTGTTCGTATTTGTATTTGTAGAAGTTGATGTAGAAGTATTGGTATTAGTATTAGTGTTAGTATTAGTATTAGTGTTGTTTGTAGTTGTAGAATTTGTTGTATTTAAACTATTAGCTTCACAATACTGACTTCCAGCAGTACATTCCCCTGATTGTTGTGCATAAATATTTAATGTAAAAATGCTTAAAACAAGCAGATAATATTTTTTCATAAAATTTCGTATAATCCTTTTTCTAGTAATATTTGTTTATTTTTTAAATGCTCTGCTTCTATGTCTTCTTTACTTTGACCAAAGTATTTAACTCCTAAATGCTCATTAACTATTAACTCGTTAATATTAATGTCATCTATAATTAAAATACCAATAACCCTTCCATATTTACCAGAACTGTCTTTTTGTGTTTGTATCTTAAAAGATTTACCAGTCTTTACTTTTTTTTGTAAAAACTTTTTTGCTAGCAATCCTCTAGCTTTTTCATCTTTATCTCTTGTACGAGATTCAGGAGTATCAATGCCATACATTCTTACTCTTGTATCGTAAAAAATTTTAAAACCTAAATCTATCGTAATATCAATAGTATCGCCATCCACTACTCTTTTTACTTTGCAACCATACTCGTACATTATTCTGGATAAGGTCTATTTTGTATTAATAATATATCCAAAGCAGCAGAAACGGTAACCGTTCCTCCTGCTGAGTCTGCTTTAGCCCTAACTTCTATATCTGTTTTTTCAGAAAATTTTAAAGGGTAAGGATATCCAATCGTACTATATCCTGAACTTGATAAGACTCTGTCTTTTACATTAAAGACTCCTCCATACGGTCTAGCTACTAAACTTAAAATTGCAAACTTACCTGCTGAAGAAGATGCTGATACATCCTTTTGAGTAACATAGGCAGTATAACCTCTAGGTATAGTATAGGTCATCATTAGGGTTTGATTGTCACCTATACCTACTGTAGCGTATTTATTGGTAGGCACTCCACCTGAAGGTGTTGCTTCTGTTCCTACATATAAAACACCAGCATTACCACCGCCACTACCAGCAGTATTTACCACAATTCTATTAACTCTAAACCAAGTGCTACCATTTAATTCAACACCTGTTTGACCATTTAAACTTACGGTTTCTGCTTTAAAATCAAAATTATTGTCTAGCCCACTAACGGTTACAGTTCTTGCACCAGTACCTAACGCTGTATCATCAGTAGAAGAACTAGATATATAAAGAGTTGAAGCTGAACCTAAATATGAATATAAACCACCTTGAAGCCATACAGTTGCTAAAGTGGTGTCGACAGCAGAATTAAAGCCAAACTTGTGTACGGTTTCGTGAAAACCAATTTGTCCTCTTGCTACTTGTAGTTCAAAAGGTTCTGAGGTTCCTATTCTTGTAATTGATGATACTTCTGACATTATGTTACTTTCCTAAATCTTTTTACTTTTTTTGCAATACTCTTAGGTTGCTTAACAAATTGTTTACCTTTCTTAGTTCCTTTTCGTTTAGCCCTTGTAGTAGCTGCATACTCTGAAGGAGAGAGTGCTTTAATCGCTTTTTCAGGAAGATATCTTTCTCCTGTTTCAGATGATTTTTTTCCACTTTTAGTTCTCCATTTTTGTTTTGTCCAAGCCTTTAGACTTCTTTGTGATTTTTTAAGAGGCATCTTCTACTCCAAATATAACAACATAAGCATCCGTTTTCTTTGGTTTTTCTATATATAATCTTTCATATTGATAAGGAACATCATGTTTTCCATTAGCTATATCATCTAATAGTTTCCAAAATGAATCCCTGCCAGGATCAACCATAATTAATTGTTTATCATTACTTACAAGATACTTAATTACATCTATCCAACAATCTACTTGGGTGTACCAAAAACAAACATCAGATGCTATATAGGTATCAAAATCTAATGGTAGAGGTTTATCAAAGATATCTTGTAAAATAAATTCTGGTTTTACATCCATTAATTTAGATATTAAATCAAAATAAGGTTTTACATTTTCATCTGCATCCATGCCAACTGCATGTGCACCTTTACTCTGTAAATAATGTGTCAACATACCCCAACCACAACCTAAATCTAAAACTTTATTTTCTATAATGTCCATTTCATCTAATGATTCCATAATAACCATAGAAGCATCCCAGACTTTATTTCCGTGTAATGTGTGCACTTTTGTTTTTCTTTTAAGTTTTTTTATCTCAGGATGAGATGAAGTTGGTATTTCTACGTTTTTAATCCATAGACTATTTGTAGCCACCGCCTTTTGCCTTATATTGTTTTGCTAGCATTTGTGCTTTACGAGCAGACCATTGACCAGGTTTACCACCTTTACTACCAGCTTTAATTCTACTAAATAATCTTTTACGCATACTAGGCTTTGTATAATTACCAGCCTCATTTACTCTAGATTTTTTTTTAGCTCTACTCATAGTAAATTAGAAATAATGCCAATACTAGAAGTAATTAGTAAAAGATATAAACCCCATATCATATTTTCTAATCTACGAAATTTATCTTGACCTTGATCTAATCGTTTTTCTATATTTTCATAACGAATAGCACATTCTTTTTCATGAGATGCTACTCTTTCAATAGCAGAACTCATTTCTTTTTTTTCTTTACACGAACTTTTTTATATGCTTCGTTTACATTAGGCGTAGATTTATCATCAGCAACATACTGTCCTTTTTTATTTCTGTTGCGAACTTCTACTTCTTCAGTATTTGTCCAAAAATTTACGACTTTATTCCACCAACTCATTTGTCTTTAGCTTTCCAAATGTTTAGTGCACACCAGTCTACTAATTTGTAAACATGCCTAAACCAATGGTTATCTTTAGGTGTTGGTGTAATTGCTGCAATAACAGAAGCTGCTGCAACAATAACGCATATTGATAATATTATTTCCATATTTTACTCCAATAATAATTATTCTTTAAACCAAGATGGTAAACCAATCATAGGTCTACGGTCAAACTTATTTGCTTCAGCATCTTTGCTACTAGCATCGTTATAATGTAAAAAAACTTGTCCGCAGTTCTCTCCTTTAAATGGTTTTCTCCAATGTTCAAGTTCACAACCTCGATACATCAACATATCGCCAGCTTCTAATTTTACTTCAACGCCTTTTTTGCCTTCTTCGCCTGAAGGTTCTAAAAATATTGACCAATCATCTCCACCTAAGTTTAAAGTAGTAGATATTTCGCAAGAATATCTATCTTTATGTCTTTTTAATTCATCACCCTTTTTATATATTCTTGCATACGAATAAGTTTCAATTAATTTAACGCCTGACTTTTTTTCCATTATTGGTTTTACTTTTTGCAACAATGTTTCCATAACAATATCAGCGTAATGCGAATAAGTTTCAGGTATTTGATTATCATTCCAAACACCAAAATATTCTGTGTATGGAGATATAAACTTACTTTCAAATAAATGTTGTGCTACTGATCGTTTATTTAAAAAATACTGATAACAAAAATCTGCTAAATCTTTTGATATAGCACCTTTAATAACTTGATATTTATTTTTCTTAAAACTCATTTATCACTCAAAATTTGCAACCATTACTATTCTTTTTTCATGCATGTCAGGACATTCTTGATAATGTGCTAACTTACCATTAAACATAATTACATTATCTTCTTTTGGGTTTGAATAAAATTTTTGTTTATCTTCTCCTAAAACTATAGTTCTACCTTTTGTAAAAGAATTTAAGTAAACAATAACTACTTTATGAGGCAAGTTTGAATCTATATGTGGCACACTTTCTTTTAACTTGCTGTGTAGTGTTAAATTAATATTCATTCGATACATGACTTCAAAACTTATATTATTAAAATCTAGTATTTCTTTTAAAATAAAATAACATTTTAAAAAATAATCAGAATTACTTTCAGGTATAGCTGGATATTTTCTACCTTCTATTTCATGTACTGGTCTACCTAAAAGACCATGACTAAAAAAACTCATATCTTCGTATTCTGGTTGTGTTGTTTTTTCGTGATAAAACCAAGGAAAATATGGTGTTAATAATATTTTTTTTAAATTTTTATAATCTTCAGTTAAAGGATTTTTTAATTCAGTAATCATTTGAAGGGATATCCTAAATTCCAACACACTAAAGAGTGTCGTATTCCTTTAGTTACAGGTGTAACTCTATGCCATACAAAAGATGGAAACACTATTACGCTTCCTTTCTTTCTAATTTCTTCGCATATTCTTGGCTGTGAGCCTTCGTCTGTATTTCTAAAATCAAATTCTAAATCACCGCCCTCATATTCTTCAGGATCGGTTAAAGATATGGTCATGCTAAGTTTTCTTAACTTGCCATGTGTGTTTGGATTATCGGGGTGGTTATATGCTTCTTCGTATGAATCGCAATGCCAATCATAATACTGACCAACTTTATATTCAGTAAACTGACAAGCCTCAGACCAGTCCCATTCAAAATTCCAATTAGCATTTGCATTTGCTTGGCGTACATAAGGTTGTATTTCGTTGTATATCCATCTATCAGACATCCATACAATATCTGACTTTCTTTTCTTTTGAATATTTTTTAATTCTTCTTCCGTAAGTTCTGAAAGTTTTTTATTGTTACCACTACCAGTAATAGCTATTTCTTTAGTTTGTTCTAAACCATAACGAACAATATCATCACATATTCTTTCAGGAATTGCTGACTGAAAATACCAATAATACCATTTAAGATTCACACATTTCTCCTAGATATTTATACTTTTCTATAACAGATGGAAGTAAGTAATCTTCTATTTTATATGTTTTCTTTTCTATTTTGTCTGTTCTTATAGTATGTAAGTCTACATCGCCAAATATAGAATCATCATATTGAACACCTTGTATTTCAAATTGTTTTAAGTTTTTAAAAGTATGTTTAAACTTAGGTATTTCAAAAAAACTGTAGATGTTATTAATAACCTCTTGAGGATTATTAATTATTTCATCATAAGTAACAAATAAATGTTCATAGTTTTTTCTTACAAAAGGAATTTGATAAGCAACATTTCCTAAAGAACCTGTTTCAATATTCATGTGATATTCTGTTGTTTTTTCAGTTTCTTCTTTTTTATATTTATATGCTCTGCATAATGAAACTAAACACTCTAAAGGGTTTCTATATAAAATTAAAAATTTAATTTCTTTGTCAAAATATTCTTTTAATAAATCAAGATTTGCTTCTGTTTGCCAATTAGCTCTATTAATAACATATTTTGTTTTATATATTTCAGAGTAATTATAAAAACTTTTAGTTATCAAATTATCAAAAGCAGAATCATGTGGAAAATTTAATGAAGTTACAAACTCTTTTTTTATTAAATCAAGTTTGTAAATTATTTCAGTAAGTGGACTATTTGGAGTAAAAGTTATATCAGGATTTTGATTCAATATGCTACCGAGCAAGGTATTTCCTGCTCTTTGCATATTTATACAAAAAAATAAATTTGGTCTCATCTTCTCTCTCAAAGATAAGTATAAGTTAGATATAACTTAAAAGATAGTTAGATCAGTACCAAAGACCAGCTTTCTTTTGTCTAAAAACAGATCGTAAATCCCAAACACTAGATGCGTTTAATGTGCCATTAGGATCATTTACAACTACAATTCCTGACCCACCAGCTTGACCTTCCCATGAAACACCAGGTGAAGGACCATAAGCACCACCACCTCCACCACCGCCTCTATTAGCAGTGCCTGAAGTTCCTGCTAAAGAAGGATCAGAGCCACTTCCATATCCTGTTCCGCCAGTTCCGCCAGGACCAGGAGCACCACCACTCGTATTAGGTGCTGTAAGAGTGCTACTACCTGCTGCTCCTCCGCCACCGTCTGCATAAGCTACTGGGGAACCTGTAATAGAAGATGTTACACCTTGTCCACCTCTGCCACCAATAATATTATCAGGATTTCCTTTTTGACCTGCTTCACTTGCACCACCGCCACCTACAGCACAACCATAATTTGAGCCAGGACTTCTAGCACCTCCACCTGGATAACCTTGATTAGCTGTTCCTCGACCTGCAGCGTCTCCGTTAGGATAATCACCAACACTATACCAAATACCAGAACCTCCACCTGAACCTCCATCTTGTCCAAGCTGACTACCGCCAGCAGGTCCAGGTTGGGCTGGTCCGATATAGGCAAATCTACCACCACCTGATCCTCCGCCTTCAGAAGTAATAGGACCAAGACTAGAATCTGATCCTTTGTTCCATATATTATGACCTTGTATTTTTGCTCCACCGCCTCCGACTACAACTGGTGTTGTTGAGCCTGCGGTAACAGATAAAGCTGGTTCTGCTGAAGCACCACCACCTGAAGGTTCTCCTGGTGTAGATGATCTATAGCCACCTGCTCCTCCGCCTCCACCAAAAAAACCACCTGCTCCTCCACCAGCAACTACTAAATAAGTTACTGAGGTTGTTGCTGGGGGTGCTGTAAAATTACCACTAGCATTAAAAGTAGTTGCTTTTGCTGAAAAACTTGATGTTTGAGTTGCTCCGATTAATCTAGGCATTTGTCCATGTCCCCGCACTTACATTGTCATAAACTGCATCCATGCTCCACATTCCTGAAGCTATGGTTAATGCTGGCTCTTTGATAATAACTTTTCCTGATCCACCATTTCCGCCAAGACCATTATTACCTGAGCCTCCGCCTCCGCCTCCGCCAGTGTTAGCAGTTCCAGCATGACCATAACCATCGGGAGAGGGACCGCCATCCGTAGTGTTGCTTGGTCCTCCGCCTCCAGCTCCACCGACTCCTGGTATATTTCCTGTCCTGCCCAAATACCAGCCTCCACCTCCACCGCCACCAAGTGTTTGTGGGGTTCCAGTAATAGCTGTGGTTACTCCATCGCCTCCTGGTCCACCAATATAGGGTGGGGCTGGTGGACTAGCTGGAGTATCACAATCTCCTGCTGCGGAAGCTCCACCGCCTCCGCCATTTCTATAAAATAAATTTGGACCAACATTAACGCCAACATGACCTTCATATCCTTGTCCTGGTGTTCCCGAGGTAGAGCCACCACCACCGCCTGAGCCTCCTGGTGAAGCTGTTGCTCCAGCAAATCCTCCACCCACTCCGCCACCTGTAGAGGTAACAGTATCAAAAGATGAATTACTGCCATTAGTGCCAGTCGTAGCTTCAGCAGCACCTCTTACGCCACCTGCACCAACCACTACTGGATAAGGAGAATTTCCTGAAACTGGGTGTAGAGATTCAGCACTTGCACCACCGCCTGAGTTTTCACCAGGCACTGAGGAACGATATCCTCCTGCTCCACCGCCTCCTCCAACTCCCCCACTACCTGCACCACCACCTGCTACAATTACATATTGCACTTGTGATGTGAGAGGTTGAGTTGTTAAAGTACCAGTTGAATTAAATGTGGTTATTTGTTCGGCTTGTTGTTGAACTGGATTATCTACACCTATAATTCCACCATTAAGACTTGCCATAGTTAGACCTCATTCCAAGCTAAAGCAACAGCATCCCATTCGTAATTAGTTACAACAGAAGGGTCATCATCTGTAAATGTCTGTCCTAACCATTTTTGATTATCTTCATCCCAATACTGAAAAAGACGAAGTGAGTTTATTTCTGTAGGATCAGGTTGAGCTACAGGTGCTTGCCAATCATCGTTAGCATCTAATGTCCAAGATGCAAAAGGTTGTGGCATTATAAACTTATCTTTACTTGAATCGTAAGAGTAACCTATTCCTGCGTATTGTTTGCGAGAATTATGATTATAAGAAGTTTGTTTCCATGCAACACCGTTGTCTGAATGTGGAACTAAACCGCTTACAAATGTTTCTGCTTCGG